GTCAATAAGAGACTGGCGGGTGGCGAACGGGCAGTGGAAATAGGCAGCCGCGTTGGTAAAGTGCGGTTGCGCCAATCGGAAATCGCCGACGTCGATGCCGTTCATCTGGAGTTTCAAGCGGTTGGAGATGTGCGCGAGGGCGACGCTACCGCCCGTGTAATCCGCGGACACGATCGCCTTGATGGGGTGGTTGAAATTCAAGTCCGTGACCTTCGCTTGGGTCGGCACGGCTTTTTGCACCGTCGTGACCAAGTATTGAAGCGGCTGGCTCGAGAAATAATCACGCTCCGGACCGTCCAAGTAGATGTAGTTGGCCCACACCTCCCACTTGTCGCCGACCTCGGCACCCCAGTGGATGCGAATCTCGACGTCCATGTATTGGAGCGAGACAAGCGGAAGGGCTTGCGCGTACGAGTTAAACCAGAACTTGAGCGGGTAGAAGAGCGCGTTCGTCGGACCACCGAAAATGTCACCGGACACGGATTGCGCGAGGTTCGGCGCCAAAACCGTCGGTGCGATTCTTTGGGTGAAGATGGCATCCTGTTCGTCCACGACTTGTCCACCAATGACCAATTGGACCTTGTCGATCACCGAACTCCAGTCCGTGATCGCCGTGTTCGCCTGGGTACCGTTTGTCAACGGGGTGAGGTACACGTAAGAGAGGAGGTCTCCCTTTCGCTCGAATCGGACCGTGGACATGGAATTCGCCTTTACCTGACCCTGGATCGTTTGACGTTCGACCGTTTGGGCGAAGTTGGTGTGCGTTCGGAAGGCACTACGAAAATAACTGACGGACGCATCGCCGGTGATGGCTTTGTCTTGGGCACCGATAGCCAGCAACTGGGTGATACCGGCACTCATGGTTTATAGTACTACCATGTGAGATTATTTTTAACCCATCAAGGTGCAACTCAAAAGTGCCGCGTAGTACACCGCGTTGTGTCTCGTGGTGAGCGTGCCCTGTGTGTCGGATATGTATCGGATCTCGTACGGGAGTTCGGTCTCCTCTGGGTCGTCGTCGTAGATGCGCTGACCGTTGTCGTCCAACACATCGACCATCTCCTGCTTCGTCTCGACCGTGGTGTTCGTGATGAGAGGGTCTTTAGACACCCACTGTTCCATGCGTTCCCACACCCGACGACTCTTCAACACGTACTGCGCCTTCTCGTCGGCTTCAAGCGCTTCCCACTCATCCACGGTCTTCTCGGTCGCGTTAGGTTTGGATTGGTGCTCTTGGTAATCCTCGCGCTCTTCCTCGGTCATCAAATCATACGCCTCCTGAGTCGCGGTCTGCATCTCGAGACGCGCGTACTCGGACTCTGATGAGGGCTTGTACGGCTCCTGTGCCTCGGGTGACAGCGTTTGGTACGTCTCCTTGCTAATCGTGTATTTGAGGGTCTTGACATACACGACAGGACCATTCCATTGGTCGTCGTCGTCGCGCTTCATATTGGTGTTTAACGGTCGGTACTCGTACTCCGTCTTCTCATAGTAATCCTCCAAGTAGGTGCGTTTCTTGCCCTCGGGCATGCTGTCGTGCTCCTCCTTGTTCGTCTTGTACCATCGTCGCTTGATGTAATACGTCACGTCTTGGAGTTCGCGACGGATCTTCTTCTTCGGACGAGGCACGGGCACGGTGAAATCACATCCCTGGGTCAACTTGGCGACCGTGCTCGAGCGCATGAGATCGTCGCTCTGCGTCCACGCGTAGCCGTGAATGTTGGACGTGCATAGGAGATCACCGGTCTCGACGCTCGCGCCCTCGCGCATGAGCACCCACACCTTGGCGTCGCCACCGCGAGAGATGAGCGTCTCGGAATCTTCCGTGTGCACGTTCGCGTGCGCGATGACCCCGTACCACGCCTTGCACCCGACTCTGCTAGAGAGTTCCACGAGAGGTTTGCCACTCTTCGGACTGAACGCGTCGTCTCGCGCGCACACGATCAACCCACGATGGTCGGCGACGTTCGAGAACGCCACGTCGGTCACTCGGGTCTTGACCGCGTCCTTTTCGGTGACGATCTCCTTGATGGAATTGATCACGACCGGTATGAGCCCTTCGATTTCGAGCGTTGCGATCTGCGATCCCCAATTCTCGTACGGGGGATCGATCTGAATGTTTTCGTCGCGCACGGGTTTCTCGGGCGACGGATCGGCGTCGTAGTGCAAATGCACCAACGGGCGCAACTCGGGCGCGTCGTAGTACACGTCCTGGGCGATGAGACCGAACTCTTCGCGGTATTTCACCTTGGTGGACAACTCCAATTTGTCGCGCTTGTGGTAGTGTTGCGGGGTGAGTTTGAGTAAGGTTTCCGTGCCCAGATGGAGCGGTTTCTCGAAATCCTTGACGCGATCGTCGGAATTCGTTTGAAACGCAGCGGCGTAGGACGTTCCAGTTGAGTACCAGTCCCCGTTGCGCGCGTTCAGTACGTGACGCACGCCGCCTGCGTAATCCTCAAATCCCATGCCCCACCACACTTTGAATCGACTGTTGTGGAGCGCATACGTCGCGTTATCGCCAGTACCTTCGCGCCAGTGATTCGTACCGTAGGTGCCTCTAACGTTGTACGCATACGCTAAAGTACTACCATTCCCGTTCCCGACGGTGCACGTGAAACCTGTGTTCAAAGAACCACCAATCCCAACTAAACCGTCCCGCGCATGGTATGACAAGTAATCGTACCCGGCACCTGTTGAACTTGCCGCCGTGTGTGTGTAAATTTTTAACGCACCCTTATAATCCGAGTGCCAATCGTTATAATTTTCGAAAGTACTGCAGTAATCCGAGTTGCCGGCTATCCACGGGTATCCCAAACGAAAGTAAGAATACGTATGTCGGCTGTCGCGCGTCCCGGACACCGTGAACGCGTACCCATTATCCTCGACGTGCAGTTTGGACAAGGGTGTGGAGTACGAGTATCGACGCATGGACACTTTGCCGTCGGTGTTGCACGCCATCGCGCATTCCAAAAAATTGCCACCCCACAATCCCCAGTCGTGCGTTTTGAACAGGAGACGTTGCGAATAATTTCCCGTGTTCCCGGCACTGTTCGTGGTCGAATTGACAATTATCATACCCGATAAGACATACGGCTCCACGGCTTGGGAGACGTTATAATAGATTTTGCCGAACGATTGCGCCTCGGCAAACGTCGTGTGATCGCCCAAAAAGTACCCCTGACCCTGACCCGAGAAGACATCTCTGTGTACGTGTAACCCGCCGGTTTTCTCCATGTACGGTCCGTAACTGTAATTGAACGGATCGCTCGTGCCGATACCCACCGAGCCGTCGCCGTCGAAATGTGCACACGTTTTCAAATTAAGTGGAGACGATTGGTCTGTCGCACCGGTTTCGATGGTAACCCCTCTGTGATTGTTGTGTCCATTCATTCTGATACCCCCCATGGTGACGCTATCGATCACCTGGGTCAAGCGCGTCGACCATCCCGCCCAACCGCCTTGACTACTGTCCTCGAGCACCTTGGAGATGACGAGGTCGGAATAATTCGTTCCACTGGGGGTTTGCACACGTCTCGCGTTTTGCTGAATAGTCGTAGTGGCGGTTATGGCGGTGTCTGTGTAAAAATTACCCACAGTCGCGAACAAGGTGTTCCATCGGTAAGTCGACGACCCGAGACTGATATTCAAGCCGGTGTCGGCGGTGCCGTTGTATCCGGGAAGCACGCCAGACCCTGTCAGGTGCATACCGCCCTGGTATTCTACACCTCCAGTCACGTACCGTCGATAAATGTCTCCGAAACCAGTCATGAGCACGTTCGAGTCTAAAGTATGTCCATACACGTACAATTCTCCCGTGTTCCCGTTCATTTTCTGTTTGGTGACAATTTTGTTCCTCGAAATCGTATTGACGACGGCGTCGCTATGACTCCCAATCTGAACACACGCCGTGTTTGACGCGTTGCTCGTCGGTCCGGAGAACAGATTCAAGTATATGTAATTCGAGTCGGTATCGCTCGTGTCGTTCGCACGAATCTGGAGTTGTCCCGCGGTTTGAAAGTAGTAATCCGAATTATCGTCCTGTCCCGTCGGGTTACCCAATCGAATGTTCCCATCCACGTGTAGTGCCTCGGAGGGGTAATTCACGTTGATCCCGAGTTTGTTGGACGCGGTGGTGAGGGAATTTTTCGAATTTGGTGGATAGTACTTTTCGATGTACGTCTCGCTCGTCGTCGGCGCGGTCGTCGTCGCATTCGGTTGTAC